AGCAAGAAAAAAAGCTATGTGGTGGAGAGATATGAAAGAGCGTATCACACCACCTGAAACGTCCAATCTTTTAAAATTCCCTCCCCGAAATAGAAATACGCCTAACCTTATAATAACAGGAGAGTATCATAGAAGTATTACCCCTGTTGTTGTGGATGGGAAAGACGGAGGAAAGATTATAACCAGATCTATAGGTTTTTATGCTGGGGATAATGCGCTTGAAGAAAAATATGGTCCATCGCATTTAGGATTGACGAGAAAAGCAAAAAAGTATTTGCTGGATAATCGTATAAAACCAGCGATTAAAAATTTACTAAAAAAATATGGATTCAAATGAATGTGAAAGCACCTTGTAACTGTTCGTCTCAAAATAAGGCTATGGCCAACCGAGAAAATATGAGAAGATTGGCAAGTAAAGCCGCCAGAATGGATCAGCGTATTTATGTTATTATTCGTAAACATGACGATACGTACACTTTCGAACCAATTGACGCAATTGGAACTAACGGAGATATAATAGAATATGTACATTATTTATAACGATCAAAATGGAACTTAATGATTTAACTTTTTCACTTCAGAATGGGGTTTATAAAACTTCTTTTCAGCCAACAGGTGATTTTAGAATACATATTAAACGACAAGCGTCTGGTCGGTTGTCGTTCTTTGAAACAATAACAGGATCAGATCCTGTTGCTTTTGGAGTTATAAATTGGACTCTTCCTAATTTCGAGGCTAAAGTCCCCGATGTGACTCCGGGAATGACTATTATCGTTGAAAGTGACACTCCTGTTACAAAATGTCAGTATACTTATGAGTGATCTTATTTTAAAGACATTAGAAACAAGAGAATTGAAGCTAAACACAATGCAGCTTCGAGGTTTCTACGGTAAAAAAATGCGAAGGGGTTCTGGTGGCGGTAGTTCCGGCGACGGTTTCCCGCAACTTCCGGGCGATGTCACTCGTTGGCATTTCGGCGGCCTGACGAACGAGATGATGGCAGCGATGGACGATCCTCGCCTTGAGGATGCGGACGGCAAGGGCAGGTTCCTTTCCTTCAAGAATTTCGCTTGGAAGGAGGGTTCGGGTATTAGTGATGTTTACCCCGGCGCACTCGTCTTTGACGGAGTAGACGATTATGGTATCTGTGAGAATTTCCCTATTCTGACTAAGGAAAAGGGATATACGGTTGTGGTTTTAAGACAATGGATAACCATACC